ACCAGTACTACGGTCTTGGGCTGTACGTTCGCGCTTTGCCTCACTCGTAGATGTCATTGGGTCTTTTTTAATTTTTTTTGTATTTCTAATTGGCATTGCCATTATTATCTCCTTGCAGATTGTTTTACTATTTGAACTACGCCACCACTGTTGATGTCGTACCTTATTGCTATTTGTACAGCGGTTTCTACATCTGCACCCGCTTCGAGTGCACCTACGGCGTAATTGCCACCACTACCTGCTCCGTAGAATCCGTTCTCATCACGTAATACTGTAAAGTCAGAAGCAATTGAGAACAGTTGTCCTTTGATTGCGATAATAACATCTATGCCACTATCATCTTTAGTATCGGAAGAGTCTTTCCATCCATTATCAAATAATGCTTTACGCATAGATGGAATAACTTTTGATACCATAAAGCCATACAAGTCACCATTTACATTTACTCTTGGTGGTTTCCAAGCGTGACTTAAGATATCTGCTGCTCTGCCGTCACCAGCAACTGCAATTAGATATCCATTCTTTTCAACAATCTTATCTACACCAAACGAATTGAATGGTCTTTCGCCCCAAGTAGTCTGCGAATCAGCAGCCAATACACAACCTGTTTTATGTTGTACGCCAACAATTGTGGTCATGTTATGCTCCTAGTTGTGCTAACAATCCTGCTATATCTCCACCACCACCAGGCGCAGCCATAGGCATTCCTGCTTCGGGTCCTGGAGGAGGAGCAGGTTGTTCTGGCTGTCCTGGTTCTGGTGTTTCTGGTACGATTGGTTTAAATACATCTAGCACAGCATCTTCAATGGCTTTGCCATTACGACGTGCATCAATAACTTTAGCAATTTTTTCAATCATTGGAGTTGGGTCTGCGCCCTGTGATGCCATTGCTGGGATTGCTTGGGATAGTGCACCAATTGCTGCGTTTAAAGCATCACGATTCTTTTCGATATCAATGCGCTCTTGTTCTTTAGATACGTTCATTGACCATGGTAGTTCACGCATTACGAAGTCTTTAGATACAAGACCTGCGCCTAGTGCCTGCAAAGAGAAGATAAGGGCACGGTTAGGGTCAAGCCCAGACATCAAGCCATAACGTACTTCGACGCTATGGTCGCCCTTGATGTCTTTACTTGGGCGATACTTAATTTCGTAAGGAGCACCTTGGTGCAAGCCCCTTACTGTTTTATCAAAATCAAATAATGATTCATCGACTTTGAAGCACAGGGCGATTACGTCTTCTAGTGTGTCGGCAAGTACTTGCTGTCCCGCTTTAATTTGCGTGTCGAATCCGCCCATTAAAGCCTGTACACCTGAACCAGTAATGATACTGGCATCTAGATTACCTGTGCGTCCTTCTGGGTAGCGAGCACCAAGGCGCATTTCCTGTTGCAACAGGGCCTGTTCGGTAAACGCACCTGTTGGCAATTCTAGGCCAACACGGCGGATACCTTGAGGATTCTGGCTACGAAGCACTGCATCTGGACCGAACGCAAACTCCTGAACATCGCTTGGAACAGCGAGCGGGGCCTGCACGGATTTTTCTGCGGCTTCCATAGCCAGAAGGCTAAAGCGAGCACGGGCCAGTTGAACCCACATAATGTCGTCAAACTGGCCACGTGGCTCGTCGTCAATACCAGGCTTAAAGGCCACACGTATTAGAATTTCTTTTAACGGATTTTCAATCCGTCGTAAAAGTAAATTACTACGTGCGGGTACAAATAGAACCTCTTGGTCTTTATCACGATAGCGGACTAACTCTACAAGAGAGTTGTAGTCAGACATATCGCGGCCTTGTCGGCCAACAAGTTGAGATTCATACTCTGGGAAATCTACAACTAATTCGCCTAGTGTCTTGACATATCGTTTGGTGAAGGATACGCATCTGTTATAGCGGTCAAATTCAGGGTAAGAACCCATTGGATTTTCTACACGGATGCGTGGTAACCCAGAATCCGTATCTGGCTCCACCACTATGGGCAAGAACCCATAGGTTAAGTACCAGTCTGCACCCTGATACATTTGGGTTTGCAGCCTGGAATTCTGTATATAGTTATTTGCAATCAATGTACGCTTATCAGCGAATTGCTTTGCTTTGTCAGAAGTAATGTTGGTTGTAGAACAGTTTAGTGATGGCAATGGTGCCAATACCTCTGCTAAGTCACGGGCAGCGACATCAACAAAGTTAGCAATCATTGGCTGAGACATGCCTTCTGGGAACATATCTGGTGCTATTGCAGCCATCTGTCCTTTACGAACAGCAGTGATATCACCCATACGAGCATCTCGCCCAGCGTTGCGTGCTTTAAGCCCAGCAACTTTTTGGGCAATCTGTTCTACTGATAGCATTCTTTTCCTAAATTATCATTGGTTGGAATTGTGAAGCATATTCTTCATCTAGGTTTACCACAGCCTGTTGGGCTCTACGATATCTAGATGAGAAGCGATTACTTAAGTGACTAACATTAAACGAAGACTGCTGTAGCCACTCACGGATTCGTAGTTCACAAAACCACAAAGCCATTACGCAGTCGGTAGGTTGGCGCTTTGGAGCATCTGGTCGCCAGGTTATTAACTGGTTGACTAGAGCCTTAACACCTTCTGAGTTGGTAGTAGATGGAAGTTCCAGTAGGTTGTCCTTCTGGTGCTCGCCATCCTTTACTGTACCAAACAGGGCTGACATAGCAGCCACACCAAAGCCTGTGTCCCACTTATTGTTGCCAGTAAAGTGCTCACGTAGTGGAACACCCATATTGGCTAAGAAGGTTACCAGGCTTTCATCCCTAGTTAAATAGGTTTGGAAAGCGTTCTTCTCTACACGTAGTTCATGAGGGCGGTACTTTTGTACCCACTCACTAATTAAATCGCGAATTTTTTGGGGGGTAGGGTCTGTCATGTTGTGGACATCTAGGATGTAGCGTTTGCTAGTTTCCATATCTACAGCCATTACTACTGCTGCGGTAGCACCAACCATAGCAGGGTCAATACCCATGACTACTCGCATACTAGGGTCTAGTATCTTAGTAGTACCAGCACGTCTGCCTGCGTTGATAGAACCTACTACAGCAGCAGGTGGGAAAATTGAGTCTTCCTGTACGTCCTGCTGTTGGTAAACCATAGCCCATGTACCAGGGCCTACTTCGCCTCTGCGCTTGTAGAGTTGCGGTCCGTCCCATTTAGCCCATAGGCCTCGCTCATTAGGTGGCTCTTCTTCGTCGCCTTCCCATGGCCTATCTGATTCAGGCCAGAGCGTTACCCAGTCTTCGGGTTTGTTTGCAAACTCCAGCACGGCTGGCATTGCTAAATAAGTAAACGGCGACTTACCGTGACTCCAGTGGTCTGGGTTACGAATTTCGCGGTATAGGTCATTGGGGGCTACGCGAGTACCCATGATAAGCAACTTACCATTTTTGCCCAGACGGGTGATTACCATCTTCTGGAGCCAGTTGAGTTGCTTCTGCCACTCGTGTGCATTCTCAGTGGTTACAATATCATCGAGAATGATTAAGTCGGCACGTGCGCCGTAAATCTGTCCTCCAACACCTAGGGCTTGGAGGGTTGGGTCTTTTGCCTCTGAGTCTCTGGAGCCTTGCCCAAGGTATACCGTGTCGACTTTCCAAGTCGCGGCGTCCTCTTTCCATCCTCCGTCAGGACCATATACAGCCTGTAACTTTTCGTAGCGCGGATGGCTAAGTCGTTCTTTGATACCATAGACGAACTCCCTTGCTTTTTCTCGAGTCTTAGAGACTATAATGATTTTGACGTTGGGGTTCGTCGCTATGCGGTAGGTGGCATAGTTGATGGTGACCGTGGTAGACTTGGCGTGCTCAGGGGGTACGTTGACTAGAAGGCGGTTAGGGTCGCCTGTGTCATAGGCTATGCTTTCATGAAGCCAGCGGGGCTGCCTACCCTCTAGTACGTCTATCCAGTCTAACTGGTGGGGGAACAATGCGATGTTTAAAAAATTTTTTGAAAATGACTCAAAGTCTATTTTGCGGGCATCGTCTAATTCTGGGCCTCTAGCCTGTGCGCCCTCTGCCAATGCTCGCTCTAAGGATAGGGCAAACTTGGGGGTCTTCATCCAGGCTTTGAGGGTATCTGGTTTCTTGCCCATATCGGAGATGACCTTCATAGGGTCAGCACCTGCTGAGACTAATTCTAATAACTTGGCTTGGTCTTCTAGCCTTTGCTGGACGAGATGGTGTTTATCGCCTTTGCTAGCGACCATTTGGTTTCCCCCTTCGGGCTCACTGTCGTTCGCCCTACCCCCTTCGGTAGAGCCTCTCCCTAAGAGAGGCTCTTATTACCCCTCCCCCGCTCGCAAGCCGTAGGCTTGCTCGCTACCCCCTCCCCAAAAAAAAAACAACCCCTACTATTATTAATCCGTTCAGAAGGCAAAACCGAACAACCAACTATTGCTTTTTTAGAATATTCTCAGGTAGCATAGGAAAAAACCCATTGCCTTGTGGGGGTATCTACCAAATAACCCCCTGGGATATATGTTGGGACTACCCACTTATCTATGCTTGGCGTACTTAATAACCCTGGGTCAAACGATACGGAGCAAGCGGTGGTACGACTATCTCCTGTGCACTTTGTTGCAGGCAGGCAGGCCATTCCTGTAGCCAGTGTGGTCGAGGTTTGTCCCAGCCCAATGCTATATGAGAGGACATTAATTAAGTAACCCTCCGTTCGAAAACGGCTTGTGCCGTTCGGGGTACGCCCTGTTCAGCCC